TCTAATTTTGTACTATGCTGATTGAGTTTCTCATTGATACCGAAGTAAGCCCAGGTGCCAATCGCGACCATCATGATCAACGAGGCAACCGTCTTCATCGGCATCTGTACTTTTGCTTCTTCAGAAATTGATAGTGGTTTATTTGCCATTAGTTATATGAATACCCCGTGTTGCCTGATTCAAGTTTCTCAAATAATTTTTTATGTTGGTCCATGATTTCTTCATCTGAATCCATCATACTATCCATCTTATCTTGCATTTTTTCAACTACTCTTTCAAGTTTTTGTACTTTATCTTCATGTACAGCTTGGATAGTTGACAGTTCAAAAGTTCTAGATAGACTCCAGCCGGCTAAAGCCAACAAGATTCCTACCAACATTGTCATTAATTTTTCAATCATTCAATTTCATTCCAGGCAGCTTCTTCATCATCTACCTTTGGTAGCGGCATTATATAGCCTTTTGGAGGCATTTTCAATTTACTTTTACTTGGTTTTATGAACTTATCTCCCATTAATTGAATGTCTGGATTCTCTTTTTTGTATTCATCTTTCAATACGTCCCAATGACTTTTAAGATCATCAGGTCTAGTGTTATCTCTTGAAGGAGTGACCCCTCTGCATTTAGCTACTAATAAATCAAAGTTTGAATTGTACGCAAGACTAGGATTGCTGTTAACTCTACCACACATTTTCATTAATTCTAATTGTTGCTTAATTTGTACGTTTTCTTTTGAGGTCTTACAGTCTGTGCCTAAATATTTTCTATAAGTTATGCTAAAATTTTGTGAGTCATCGTCGTAGTCACTAGAGTTTGATGTTCTATAGTCTTGATCCCTTTTGTATTGATCAACTCTAAATTCCATTTCACCACATCTTACACCATACTCATTAAGATATTCGTTTTTAGGATATGCTGGCTCTGCAAAAAAAGCTAAAGCACATAACATTAAGATAAGTATTGCTGTAAATCTGTAATCCATCCTGGCGCTCTCCATTGTTCATTACCTATTTAAATCTTTTATATCATAGTCATGTTCTCTGACTTGATCTGCTAATTGTCTATATAAATTTTCTGCCATTTGCCATGTAGACTCAGCAGAAGTTAGTCTTGTATTTTGATCTACAATTTTATCTTCGGCAACTTTTAAATCTCGTTTAAGATCTACAATTTGTTGTTGGTTGGAATTGATAGTGTCTGTAAGGTTTACAATATATCTAACACCAGTAAATGTTCCGACTAGCACTGAAGCTACTACGGGTACCATAACTATATTTTTTTTTAACAAGTCAGCTAAGTTCATTTTTTTTCCTCAATGTTATAGAAGAACTTATCAGTATCTTCTGTTTTCCATTTACGCGAGTCTTCTACATTCCAGTCTGAAGTTTGAACCTTCCAATCAGGTACTTCATCTTTTACCGTGAAAGAGGGTATGTCCCAAAGTATTCGATTGTTTGGTTGAGCTGCATAATTGCCATTATCTAATGCCAATATATGTGCACACTTGTGTTCGTGTGAAATTTCAGAATGATCTGTGTCTACTATATTACTCTCTGGATGTGCCCAGTCAACTGTAAAAAGGTATGCACCTGCATGTAATTTTTTATCTTTACCGAAAAATTTACCTGATTGTCCGTCTAGGATATCAAAAGAAGTAATAGAAGGATAATAACTAAAACAGTTCCATAGCTCCAACTCATCAAGTCGCATCCTAGGTACTTCTTCTGCTTTATAACCTCTTTGTATGAACGCAGATATTGGGAGACGATAGAAGACAGCACCATTTTCCATAATACAATGAAAGAGGATAGGACGTCCTGTAATAGACGCCACCCCAAATATAATACAGTCTTCGACTTCGCCGTGATGTTCTTTAAGATCATAGAGATACTCTCTCCTGATCTGTGCATACGTCACAGGAATATTTGCGTTCAGGTAGGCCATAAGACATTAGAATATTATTGAGCCAACAATAACGCCAACAACAAAACCAATAATGTATTCTCTGTAATGAAGAGACCACACATCCCATTTTACTTTTAATTGTTTTAAAACTTGTTTCATTTTTCCTCCTCTTTTATTGTACCCCAATTGGGGCCAAATTCATAGTCTACTTTATTAGGAACTTCAAGAGAAACAGCATTTTCCATTATCTCTTTTATCTTCTCCGAATTATTTTGTACTGATATATCTAATTCATCATGTACTTGTATATGTGGAACTATTCCTTCTTTATGTAATTCAATCATTGCTTTTTTTGTCATGTCAGCAGCAGATCCTTGAATCAATCTATTTAAAGCTTTGTAAGTATAAGCTCTCTTGATCCCTGGTCCGTGTTCCCTGAGCGCTGCATCATGAGGCAGGGCTTTATGAATCCCAAATTGATTCGGTTCCCATAAATGAAACCTACAAAGTCTTCCAAGTAAAGTTCTTATCTTACCTGAGTCTTGTGCTCTTCTCATTACAGCATCCATCATCTGTTTTACGAATGGAACTTTTTTATGATACTGTCTAAATAGCTCATCTGATTTTTCTTTTGATACTCCAAGTTCAGCTTGTAATTTATTTTTACCCATACCATAGAACAGACCAAGGTTTATAGTCTTGGCCTGAGTTCTAGGTATCTCTGCCATGTCTGCCACGATAGTATGGAAATCGGCATCACCTAATTTATAGGCTTCCAATACCTCGTCCACGCCATAGAGATTCTGTAAAGCTGCATAATGCACTACCAACCTAGGCTCTTGTTGAGAATAGTCAAATACACCCCATGTATGGCCCTCCTCAGGTATAAATAATGACCTAATCCGTGGTCCAAGTTCCTTGTTCCTTGCTGGTATCTGCTGTAAATTTGGGTTTGAATAAGAGAATCTACCGGTCACAGTTCCACCATTATCGGACCTTAGTTGATTGATTTCAGCATGTATTCTTCCTTTGTGATTATGTTTTAATATGGTATCAATAAACGTGGTATGCGCCTTGTTTATTTCACGAGCGCGGGCTATTTGTTTCACCAGTGGGTGGGGGTGATTCTGTAAAAAATTTTTTGTAAATGATGGAGAATTTGTTTTTTCGGTTCGGTCAAATGGTAGGTGAAGTTTTTCAAAAACTTGCGCTATCGACCTCGCTGCCCATATTTGGGTATCTACTCCAGTTTGTTTTTTTACTTCTACTAAGCATTCTTTTTCTTCTGTTAGTAATTCTTCTTTTAATTGATGAGCTGCTTCAACATCTACTCGTACTCCTAAAAAACGCATATCGATTAAGCAAGGGAAAAGTTCTGTCTCTAATTCAAAAATAGATTGTATATCTTGGTGAATAATTTCTTTCTTTAGTTCTTGCCATAACTCATAAGTTAACTCAGCATCTTTTTCTGCATAAGCACCTACATACATAGCAGGTAGTTTATACATTTCTGCCTTAGGGTCTACTCCCCATGATTTTGCTGCATCATACAAAGCTGATTCGTCTTTCCCTTTACCTATATATCTTCTACTACAGCTGTTTAAATCATAACGCATTTGATTTTCATCTACGATTGCGGCTGCAATCATAGTATCAATAATCTGTCCATTAATTTTTAAACCTAATGCTCTAATCCAACAAACATCATACATTGCATTATGAAATATTTTAATAGCGTCTGTATTAAGAACTCCTTGAAACCATTTTAAAACTTTATTCCGATCCATATTACCACCACCTTCATGAGCAATTGGATAATAACCTGACCAATCTTTAACAGCGACAGCAATACCTGTGACGTCTCCTCTACCTGCAATAGAACCCGATCCCATCTTAACTAAATCAGGATCTTTTGTTTCTAAGTCAATTGCTATTTCTTTATATTTTGATAGGTCTGGAAATTCTTCAGGAGGTAACCATTCAGTTTGTGGTTTAAATAAAGGCACTTGCATCATTTAACTATCCCCCATGTGTTTGGTTTTTCTTTTGGTAAATCTTTTTTTGGTTTTTCTATTTCTTTATAATCTCTTTCAAGAATCATTTCTAAAAAATGTATAGCTTTCAAAATATCCTCTTTTTTTCCTTTCAATCTGTGACGACAGATATATTTTATAGCGCATCCTTCCGGAAAAAGCAATTCATTTTCTACAA